GTGTAGAGTCGCCTAGTAAGTACTTAGATTTATTTGCTAAGTATGCGCAGTACTTTGTGCCTAAGAAAACTGAAAGTAGCGATACTGTGAAACATGAGTTTCCTAAAATTGATATGAACGATTGGAAGTAAGTAAACCATCCTTAACAGATTATCAAAAGGAGATATTATTCAGTCCTTCACGTTTCACCATAACAGAAGCGAGTACTAAGGTTGGTAAGACTCACAGTCATATCATTTGGTTGTTTGGTAAGTCAATGGAGTTTGAAGATGCTACTGGTTACAATTATTGGTGGATTGCTCCTGTATATAATCAAACAAAGATAGCTTTTAAAAGATTGCGTCGTAACTTAACAAAGTACGGCGTTTTCAAGTTTAATGAAACGTCTTTAATTATTACTTGTCCTAATGGTGCTGAGATACATTTTAAGAGTGCTGAGAAACCCGACAACCTTTACGGTGAAGATGTTTATGCTTGTGTGTTTGATGAAGCTCCTCGAGCAAGGGAAGAGAGTTGGTATGCTCTACGTTCAACATTAACAGCAACCGAAGCACCATGTAAATTGATTGGTAACTTTGGCGGTGTATCTAATTGGGTGCATAAACTAAAAGAGAAATCTAAAAGTGACGATAACTATGCTTACTTTCGCGTAACGTGTTGGGATGCTATTAGAGAGGGTATATTATCAGAGGAGGAAGTACAACAAGCGAAGAATGATTTACCTGAGAAGATATTTAAAGAATTATACGAAGCTGAAGCGAGCGAAGACGAAGGGCAGTTAATAAATAACGAATCCATAAACAAACTCTTTAGCAACACGCATTTACCTGATGGAGTTAAATACATTACGGCAGATATTGCACGACTTGGAAAGGATAAGACTGTGATATATTACTGGAATGGTTTACGAGTTGAGGAAGTTATACAAATGAATACTTCTTTGATAACAGAGTCAGCACAAGCAATTAAGAACTTACAAAACAAGTACAATGTAAATAACAATAATACGATAGTCGATGAGGATGGCGTCGGTGGTGGTGTGGTAGATATGCTTAAATGTGTAGGTTTTGTAAATAACTCTAAGCCGTTAAGAGTGTCAGGTAAGGATGAAAACTTTGCCAATCTTAAAACACAATGCTACTACAAGTTATCAGAGATGGTAAACAAGAACGAGTTATACTTTAAAGATTCTAGTGTTGAACGTAAACTTTCAGAAGAGCTTGAATGGGTTAGATTACCAAAAGAGTTCGATACTTCAAAGATTAGTTTAATGAGCAAGGATGAAGTTAAAAAGAAGATTGGACGTTCTCCTGATTACTCCGACGCCTTAATGATGCGTATGTACTTCGATTTAAACCCAAACAAAGGACAGTACTTTATATCATAAAAAAAAGGAGTTAAAATTAATTAACTCCTTTTATTCGTGGTACGGCAGTCACGGCAATAATAACAAAACAGTTTATAAATTAAATTGTTTGCTACTATTAGCACTGCTAAGTTAATACTTTATTTCGTATCTGCAAACTTTTCGTTGTAAATCTCTGTTGCTTTTTCTATTGCTGCTGCTCGTGCTTCTAATTCTGGTAACTCGTCCATGTCATTCCATACTGAATCTTCTGTAAATACATTAGGCACAAACAAGTCAAAGTTTAACGGCTGTGTATCAATAATCATTCTTTTTGAAGCAAAGAAGTCTACTATTACTCCCCATTGCATAGAGTTGGGTAAATGCTCAAAGTACGACATATTACCAAATACATTGTCAAAGTCGTAACGCCCATCTGCAACGTGATAAATACCTGCATCATCGTAGTATTCATTTAAGATATACTTTTCAAAATCCTGTTTACACTGTCCTCTCATATCACTTAATTTTTAATTTAACTCCGTCATTTATTGCTTGCTCGTAGGTAGGATGCGCTAAACTTTCAAACCAACACGTGCCATTTGTTACACACCAATCATCTTTTGATTTAGTATGATATAACTTCCACCCTTCAAACTTCAATTGTTCCAATGCTTTTTCGTATTGTTCAATTACGCTTTTAGGGTATGACTTACCAAATTCAGGCTCATCAACTGGCACTCCATCAATACACGGTATAAAGGCACCTAGTTTTGGCTGTTGGTCGATAAGGTTTCTGTAGTCGCTAGAAATCCTCAACATAATTGAATAATGTCTGTAAGTTTTAGTTCGTGCCTTATCAAACTCTGTTCTAGTAGGCATATACTCAAAGCCTAGTTCTTTTAATTCTTTCATCTTGTTAGTTTTAATTTCTGCTAAGTTACATATAAAAACTAAATAACCAAATAATAGTTTATTAAATATGAAAGCGAATATTACAATTCCAGATAATCTAAACGAAATAAGTATAGGACAATATCAAAAGTATTTAACTGTTTCAGAAGGTTTAGAGGGGGAGTTTTTAAATCAAAGAACGGTAGAAGTATTTTGTCAAGTTCCGTTTAACAGAGTTATTCTAATGTCACATAAAGACGTTAAGTCAATAGCCAACGATATGTTGGACTTAATGAATAGTAAGGTAGAGTTTCAACACAGGTTTAAAATCGGTAACGTAGAGTTTGGATTCATGCCAGACCTAGAAGAAATGACAAGTGCAGAATTTGCAGACCTTAGCAAGTACATCGGAGATTGGCAAACGATGCACCGTGCAATGGCTGTTATGTTTAGACCGATAGCAGAAGAACGTAAAGATAAGTATAGGCTAATAGAGTACAACGGAACAAAAGAGTTTGGGGACTTAATGAAGTTTGCACCTTTAGGAATTGCAATGGGGGCAATGGTTTTTTTTTACAGTTTAGCGAACGACTTACTGAAAGCTACCCAACACTCTATTCTAATGGAGGCGGTGACGGAGATTACAGCAGAGCAGCACAGTTTGGTAAAAAGTGGGGATTCTACCAAAACTTCTACACACTTGCTCAAGGAGACATTAGAAGATTTAGTGAGGTTGAGCGACTTTCCATCCATGAATGTTTAACGTATTTAAGCTTCGAAAAGGAACGTATAGAACTAGAAAGAGAAGAAATTAAAAAGAGTTTTAAATAATGCAGACATACTATAACATATTAGATACTATTAGAAGACAGTTACTACAAGATAAGTTTGTAAACACTGTTACGAATGGTGATATATTCGACGTTGACTTAGAGAAGAAAACAATCTATCCTTTAAGTCACGTAATGGTAAACCAAGCCACTAGAAAGGATAAGGTTTATACTTTGAACATGACTGTTTTATTGATGGACATAGTAGATAAAGTAAACCATGAAGCGCAAGACGTTTTTAAAGGTAACGATAACGAACAAGATGTATTTAATACACAGTTGGCTGTTGGTGCTAGATTAGTAGAAGTGTTGAAGCGTGGAGACCTTAGAGATAACAATTTCGAATTAAGTTCAGACCCTAACTTTGAACCATTCACAGAGCGATTTGAAAATAGTTTAGCAGGATGGGCGTTAACGTTCGATGTTGATATGCCTAACGATATGACTATCTGTGACGCTGATATAGTACCGAGTGATTGCGCAGCAGCAAACTACTCTATTACAGATGAGGATGGAAACGTATTGTATTCTGGTACGATTGAGAGTGGGCTAAGTTTAACGCAAGCTATAACTAATTCAGATGTACAAAACTCAGATGGTAGTTACAGTGTCGGAGTTCCAGCGCAGGGTAATTTAACCTTACCTGATGAAACTATCAGGGTTAAAAATACGATTGATACAACACTAGCAACCGAAGTAAAACCAAGTGTGAAAGATAGCGAGATTGAAATACCAAACGTTGATAACATCGATTCTGATGGTTCAACGGTTTCAACTCCTGCTGGTGTTCCTTTTATGTGTAGCGGTGTCCCTTCGTTACCTAGCGGAACTTATACGCCTACAGTTGCAGGCACAGGAGGGTTTGAATTGCCATGGACAGGGAAAACGGCGAACGTATCAACATTAGATGGAGAGATTCAACACACAGGGAGTGGAACTTTAAACGGTTCGGCGTATTGTGAGGTTGGTGTTAATGGTGACTTTGATTTATCCTTTCAGCTAGTAGGCAACAACGTAGGTTTCGGCATTTCATACTTTAAAGATTTAGCGCAAAACGTAAACCAATATTATGGTATTGATTTTTTTGTACTGAAACAGGCAGGAAGATACTACGTGTTTGGTAACGGGTTCAATCATTATAATGAAACAGGATTTGTAGATACGGACACGGTAAGAATCGCAAGAGTGGGAAGTGAGATTAGATATTATAAAAACGATGTTTTAAAATACACGCAAGCGATATATAACACATCGTTTATTAATCTTAATTCGTGCAGTTCTTCTAGTACTAGTATTGAAAATATAACAATCACGGTTTAATGTATAAAGAACTACAAATAGAACTATCACGCTTCGGTAAAGCCGTTGTTAAACAAGCACGTACTAACCTAACCAAACAAAGAAGAGAAGATACAAAAGACCTATACAACTCTTTAAAATATGATTTAGACGTGCATAAACAATCGTTTAGCTTATCGTTTGAGATGTTAGAGTACGGTATGTACGTTGACCAAGGGGTAAAGGGTAAGAGTTCGTCTAACAAAGCACCACGAAGTCCTTTTAAATTTGGAAGCGGTACAGGAAAGAAAGGAGGGTTAACACGTTCTATTGAGAAGTGGGTAAAGCGCAAGAATATAAAATTTAGAAATAAGAAAGGTCAATTCATCACTTCTAAGAACACTTCTTTTTTAATTAGTCGTAGTATATACCAAAAAGGAATTAAGCCTTCT